CTGCGTGTGGGCTCTGTTCGACGACCGCGTCGACCAGGCGCAACGGCTGCTTGCCAAGCAGGCCGTGCTGATCGATCCGGTCATGATCAAGGAGCTGGGGGCGTTCTTCGCGTCCCAGTGGCAGGTCAACGCCCTCCGCACGGGGGACGGCTGCCGAGAGCACTGCTTCCTTTGCCAACGGAAGCTCCCCAACGTGGGTGAGCTCTGCGTCTGCTACAAAGAGGCGCGAGTCGTTCAGTACATCGACGATGTTACGAAGCTGGACGACGTCAAAGAGTACCGGGATCAGAACCCCAACGGCTATCGAGACATCCCGTTCGAGACGCACTTCTGTGCGACTCCGGGTTGCGGTATCGTGTTCCCGGTCAGCATGGGCAACGTGGAAGACGCGCTGCGCCGTGCCATCACGCGCGCCATGCACATGGACAAGTCCTCTTTCGAAGAGGCAAAGGCGGTAACGACGTACCGCGCGCCCAGCCTCTGCCCTACGTGTCAGCACGCGGCCCAGGAGCGTAAGTTCCTGAAGGACAAGATGAGCCACGAGAAGGACATGCTCGCGGCGCAGCGAAAGGGCGGCAAGTCCGAACTGGGCGAGAAGATTGAGAAGGCCCTCACGGTCGCGCCCGTGCCGAAGACCGCCAAGCGCAATGCGCGTGCTCCGCGTGGGCGCAGGGAGTTGCAGACTAGCGACTCGCCTGCCCTCACTGCAGCAGTGCTTGCCGCGGGAGTTCCGCCGTCTGATTTCGCTGACATCCAGCCGAGTGCCCCGATGCCTGTGATCGAAGGGGCATCTCAGCTGGAAGTCGGCGAGGCTTAGAAAGGAGCCTCCCGTGGACGTACGACCGATACCTCTGTTCTAGAGAGTTACTCGGCTTCGTCGTCGTTAGGCTGGTCACTCGTCCTAAACGGCGAGGCCCCTGCATCATCCGCGTAATCCGAGTCGCCTGACTCAGAGTCGTCTTCGTCGGAATCTTCGGATTTCGACTTAGACGGCTCTGGGTCAAGCAGCTCGTCTATAGTCATAAATCCGCGCTCAGTTTTGGATAGAGCTTTAGTCGGCTCCATCCACTCCACCCAAGCCACCACAGTACCATCTTTTAGTATGGTAGTCTCACGCTTACTTATAATGGCCTCACCCCGCATGGTTTTATCCATGATCTCTTTTAGGCGCGCAGTGTCATCGCGCTCGGCCGTGATCTCTTTGCCATTTTGCCGATCTACCACTTCGTTGCCGATCACTAGACGGGCACACTGGAATTCGAAGTTGAAATCCTTGGCTCCAGGTATCTTACCCGCCTCGTCAATGCCCACCTTGCGTACGAGACGTTGCTGTCCCGAGGCCCCCGCTAACAGGTCAGGTATATGTTTAGCTACGCTTTCAGGGATATCCGGCAGCTCTTGTGCGTCCCAGAGAGCCTTGATGAAGTCTTCGCTCACTGTGCCGCGCCTGCGCCATTGCCCTGTTGCTTAGCCATGCTTTTTTGCGTGGCCCATCTATCCTTGACTACAGCATACATAACAGGGTCCTCCTGCGACAATTGATCCATGAAAGATTTCTGACCACCCGGGTCCATGCTCTGCATCTGAGTAACCAGTTGTTCCGCCTGCGACAATACCGCGCGCGGATCGTAGTTGAGTCCTGCGCTAGCGCCCTGCTGCGCCTGCTGCGTTGCTTGCTGCATGACGTCGTTTTGTAGCGCTTGTATTTTGGCTTGCGTAGAAAGTTGCGAGCGCGTCTCGTCCAGTAGCTCTTGCTGCCGCTTACTACGCTCACTGTTGATATCAATGTCCAACATATCCAGGATAGTACCGTCGGACACCAAGGGTTTCATGGCGTTGAGATTGAGTATTAGCTGTTTCTGCTGCGCGTCATCGATGAGGCGGAACGGTATGAATTCAGCTTTGGCACTCGACCAGCCCATGATGGTGGCCGTCTGCTCTACGATCCACTCTAGCTGTGAGTTAAGCTGCGCAGTATACGTCTCTAGCTGGTTCTCTAGCATTCGCAGGGTTATGGCAGACCCTGTGAAAGACAGGCCCCCATAAAGAAACTCACGCGGGATACCCATAGCGGCGATGATGTTGTCTTCCGCCTCTTTAACTTCCCCTAGCGTAAGGAGCGAGCGCCCCTGCCCGCCCATCAGGGTCACGCCCAGTGCTGCGGGTGCGAACATGATATGGTTGGGATCGCGGCGCCATTTCTTGAGGTTGGCTTCTAACTCCTGGCGCCACCGAAGCAGGTTGATTTGGGTGGCCGGATCCGCGGTGCCGCTGATGGGGGCTGGGTGTAGAATGCGGAAAGGCACGATGTGCTCTAGCGCGATAGCCTCATTGGCCTTGCGCAGCACTGCGGTATAGAAGAATAGTTTTATGGTAGACGTTAGCGGAGGAAATCCCCACTGAGATTCAATGCCCGCGGGCGGGCTAATCTTCATGTGGTAAAGTTGCCCTGGCGCAAACTTGAAGACCTTATTGTCTTTTATTGCGCGCAAGAATTCGATAGGCATCGTGTTGATTATGTGTGCGTCACCTTTCTCAACCTTGCGCTTGAGTTCTTGTGGGATGGTGTAGTAATATTCCGACTCGCCCGTGATAGGGTTGTGGTTGATGTCAATCAGCTTGGGGTCCCAGCGGATGACATTGATACGCTTCTCATCAGAGACCTTCTCGTCTTTGAGCTTACCCCGTGTAGGGGCCTTGCAGCCTGGGCACACGTAGTCAAACGCCAAGCTCTTAAGACTGAACTTGTAGGCAATCTTTTTGATGTTAGTGCGGGCTTGGCACCCCTCACAGATCAAGAAGCGGTTGAACGGATGGTATACAGACGAGAACGAATTCCCGTACAGATGCATGTCCAAACCCGAATAGATAGCTACATTGCGCGCCCGGAGATTCTTGTCTAGGATGCGGGTCCAGTTGTCTTTAAGGACCTCATTATCCGTGTCTATGCTTATTTCCGTTACAGGATACTCGGAGAACTTTTTTAGAGCTGCGAAGATGTGCGCCGAGTTGTAGTAGAGGTACTCTACCCATCGGAATAGATCTTTGAGTTTTCTGGGAGCGAATCCAGTTAGGAAGTCGAACATAGGGTTGGGATTCGAAGCGCCGCCGCGCGACGTTGCCAAATCCGAAAACCCGAAACTTCCGTTGCCTGACATGTGGTGCCTTTACTCGGGAGGGCTATGCGCCTCACATTAGAAACTGCGACAGTCTATAACACGCCTGTGTTTGTTTTGCGAACTAACGATGGAGCCCTGAAGCAGGTTTTTGGAGCAACGTACCACGGCCCCACGCGGTCGTGGAGGTTCCCTGCATTTGAACCGGTGCGTTCGGCAGTACTGGCAGACCTTCGTAAGGCGGTTCCAGGTATAATAGTACCCGCAGAGATTGTAGCTGGAACGGGTTACGCGGTCCCTGACGATTTTAGTTACATCACCACCCCGTACCAGCACCAACGTGAGGGCCTGTCGCACGTCTACGGCTACCTGCGCGCGGGGCTGTTCTATTCACCTGGCCTTGGCAAGTGCAAGATCGTTGCGGATCTGCTGCGGTTAACGGGGGACTCGGCGCTCATCCTATGTCCTAGAGTCATGCTGCATGCATGGGTAGCTGAGCTCAAGTTACACGGCGGTATAGACGACTGCCTCGTCATCGACGCGACAGGTAAGGTTAAGAAGAACGCACAACTTGCGGCAGCTATAGCTGTCACGCCCAGAGTCACCATAACAACATACGCGACCGCAGCACTATACCACGAGTCTATTCTACAAGTAGGTTACTCAGTAATAGTCGCTGATGAGTCGCATCAAATGAAGTCTCCTTTCTCTAAGAGGACCAAGGCGGCCCAGGCGCTGGCTTCACGCGCATACCGGCGCATTCTGCTGACGGGCACCCCCTCGCTAGGCTCACCCTTTGACTTATACGCTCAACTACGCTTCCTAGGGAACTACTTTTGCGCGGAAGACTGGTGGGCTTTTCGCAAAAAGTTCGGGGTGTACCCTGCATGGGAAGCTAACGAGAACGTTCCTAAAATGCTGCTAGGGTTTAAGAACCTAGACATAATGAACGAGCGGGTGAATCTGGTATGTCTGCGTAAGACCAAAGAAGAGTGTCTAGACTTGCCGGACCAGACGATTCTGGACCGTAAATTCCCCTTGGAATTCTCTCAAAAGAAAGCGTACAACGATCTAGTAACAGAGCGCACGGACGCGGCGGGGTACGGAGTACAGAAAGAGCTCACTGCGGGCACTATCTCTCATGCAACAGGGCCTACGCTACCCCCGCACGTCATAGCTACCGAGACCATCACGCTGTTAGGTAAGCTGGACCAGCTGAACAGCGGGTTCTTGTACAAGACAACCAAGAATCCGCGCCTATGCGACGGGTGCGCCAATGTACACTCCTGTACGGCCGGTGGAATACAGCCCTACACTCCCCGCTGCAGCGTCGTCTCTAAAGAACCGGCGCCTGTGGTTGAATCCTCCAAGGACAATGCCCGCCTAGAAATGCTGGGGGGTCTTCTAGACGAATTATTAGAAGATGCGACAAACAAAATAATCATCTGGGCTAATTATCGCGTAGAGCTAGATCAGGTCGAATCTGCGGTAAAAGACCGCAGTGTAGGGTATGTACGCGTAGAGGGAGGAGTTCCCGCAATGGAACTAGAGTCACGCGTCGCCTCCTTCAACACCGAGCCAAGCACCCGCGTGTACATCGGCCAGGTATCTACCGGTATAGGTATAACCTTAAACGCGGCTAACTACACGGTCTATTACAATCTGCCATGGTCACTAGAACACTATCTACAGTCCATAGACAGGAACTACCGCATCGGACAAGCCCGTAAGGTTACGGTATATCGACTAGTGGCACACTATACGCTGGACGAGTCCAAGGCCGCGGCGCTCGATCAGAAGCAGGATTTCAGTAACCTCGTTACTACGCGCGGTATTTGCGCGACCTGCCCCGAGTACGCTAAGCGCTGTGCAAAGTACAAGATTAACCTCTATGACGAGTTGTGCATACATGAGCGTGTTAAGATGCGAGAAACCGCGCAAGTTAGACTGATCCCCTGATACGAGGTAACTATGAAAATACAGTTGCAATTCGAAGATGATGATTTGGAAGATATGCTGACGGGCTACTTTCGAGATCGCGGGTTCGAGATAAAGAACATGTCCGAGTTGCGGGAGCAATTCGCACAGGCGTGGCCAGAGGGGTTGAAGGTCAGTGCGCAAACGGCGGAGGCGCCGCCTGTGGCGGCTACTCCGTCGGAGTACTCAAAAGACCCTAACAGCACGCTCACGCCTCCATCTGCGGTGTCGCGTACGCAAACAGTGGCGGGTACACCCGGGGGAAACCCGCGCATGACCGCCAGCGACTTGTTCGACTCGGAGTTGAAGGGCGCGCCTTCGAGAGAAGAACTGCTGGCAGATAACCAGCGCGAAATACAGCGCATTTTGGCACAGAGTCAACACCTTGAAGAAACCCCGCCTAGGAAGAAGTAAGCAGGCATATAATGATAGACGAAGTAGACTCGGAAGACATCGTGGGTATCAAGGGCATGGAAGCCGCGGTACCGGCCCCTCTGCTAGAGAGCTCGTTCGCGCGTACGTTACCCCGCGGGTATATGTCGCTTTCACAGACGACCCAGTACATGAAGTGCGGAGAGGCCTACTATCGTAGGTACGTACTGGAGCAGAAAATCCCGTCGTCTACCTTTTCGGCGCAAGGACGCAGCGTACACAAGGCGGCGGAAGTCCTGCACAATAGCATCATAGGCGGAGCTCCTGTAACCTTAGAGCAAATGGTTCAGGTGTACTCGGACCAGCATGAAGCCGAAATGGTGGACGCAGTTTCCATTGACGACGAGCCAGACCCTGGCAAACTGAAAGACGTGGGAATTAGCCTAACACGCCGATACCACAAAGTGGCCATGGGAGATTCTACGGATGACGTCACTGGAAAACCGGTACCTGCCGTAGTGCCCATAGCGGCCGAGCGCGTAGTACGTACGCTACTTACCTGCGAGAATTCTGACCCTATTCCGTTTATGGCGGTAATCGACTTGGAGGAAGCGGACAGGATCTCTGACCTGAAGACCAAGCGTAAGGCTGCCTCGCAAGCAGAGGCCGATAACAGCCTGCAACTTTCCCTGTACGCACACATCACGGGCAAGCCCCACGTTACGTTGGACCAACTAATTAAGCCTACAAAAACTATGGGGGTGCGGTTCATACGCACGGCTGCCGTGCGTTCTAAGCGCGAGACCCTCCATGCGGTAGACATCGTGGCCGAATCCGCTACAGATATAGCGGCGGGCCGTTTCCGCAAGACAGACCCCAACAATTGGTGGTGCACCGAAAAGTGGTGCCCCTACTGGAACGACTGTCGCGGTAAAGCGCGATAAGGAGCATGATATGAGCGGCCCGTGGGATTACCAGAACAACAGTCCTAACTTAGCTAGACTTCCTCAACATCTTAAGGAGCAGCTAACTAGAAATATACCGCTGCGCCCACTCGAAACGTATGGGCGCGTAGTCATTTTCAATAGGACTCCTGGGCTGGTACATCCCAACGGGCGTGTCATTGCCTCTGGGTATCGGGATCCGCAGGATACTACGGGGCCTGTCACGGGCGCACAACTGGATACTATGGATTTCAGTGGACGCATTCCGCTGGCGTCTGTTATAATGCCCCGCGACTGTACTCGAAATACAATCGTAGGATTGCTTAGAGCGTATGTAGATATGGGCGGGGGATCCGACGAAGAAGTGGCTTCTATGCTGGCAGAGGCCCGCCGCCCAGCTGAAGTCTTTGGTGCCATAAAACTGTTTGAGGAGGATTCTAGTAATGAGTAAGCCCGATGGATTCAGTGTTGATGTATCTATTGTTTGTGACCGCACGAAGCGCGTCTCCAAGATGCCAATGACGGTAGAGGAGGCCGCGCAGTGGGCTGCGGAACAGAGTCTGCGCACGGAGATGGCGGATCAGGTGAAGTCATTCCTCGGAGGGCTACCTCCAGAAGCACCCGACCTGGCCATTCTCTACAAGGGCAAGGTTGTAGTGTTAGGGCGTGTAGTTACTAAAGAGGGTGACACTGGAATGGCGCGCTTGCTCCACGAGCTAACCCATTCGACCGTGTTCCCTGAGGTAGCACCCAGCACCACTCGTAAAAAGCGAGAAAAGAACGGTACAAGTAATAGTTCCTCCACGCCTGCCTCGGAATGAGTCATGCAAAAGTACGGCGTACTGGAGAGCACCCCCGGCGATAAGCAAGCCGGAGATTCCAAAACCTGTCCGCTATGCGGGCAGGCATTACTGCTCGAGGGGTCCATTCGTTTATGTACCACCCACGGATCCGCGCCGTTTGAGCGGCCCCTTGGTACATATAAGGACGAAGACGATGACGGGGCCTAGCCACAAATCGCTGCCTAATAATCGCGTGCTAGCGGCCTGGGAGTTGACCACTCACAGACTTAGCCTCATTCGATCGTTGTACATCGTGAGTGTGGCAGCTAACGGCCCCCGCGCAGAGATAGACGCTGAGTTTCGACAGGCCATTGGAGATGTCTTAGAAGGGATGGCAATTCCGCTACTAAGCCTCACTTATCTCGACAAAGAGAAAGTGAGGGAGGAGGCTTCTTGGCTACAAGATCGCAGATGATTCGAGAGTCCCTGATAAACGCCGCCCACCCGGGCGGCGTTTCCGCTTCTAAGGTTCCTTGGTACTTCAATGAAAGTGTGTGGACGTTCATCGTAGAGGCATTAGAGTTTATCTCTGATCTTTTCCGAGCTACCAATAAGCCGCTCATCTCCCTGGCCATAGACACCGTGGTTAGCGCCGCTAACTCGAGTACTAACTACGCCAATAAACACGAACTGCTGTTCAGGAAGAAGTTACACGTACTCAGTCAGGAGCTGGCTAAAGTGGAGAGGGAGACCGTGGCGTACTTTCGAATAGACGCGCAGCTGGAATTGCTCGCAGAACTAATGGAAAACGGGTGTGCTAATGGCTAAGAAAAAGACGATCACGATACCTTTCGAAGCGATCGAGTGTGACCACACATTCAACGCGCGCGCGTCCTATAAGAAAATAGATGAGCTGGCTGAGTCCATCAAGCAGAATGGGCTTCTACAGAACATCGGCGTTTGTGAAAAGCGCGGTGAGTCGGATACGTACCAGGTCGTGTACGGGTTCCGTCGATACCTTGCCATACAGAAGATCCGCGGAGAGCTGGGTCCGGAAGCATTTGAGGAAATTGAAGTCCTCCTGAACGAAGGTACGCGCGAAGAGCTTCGAGACCGCATGGTCAAGGAGAACATAGACCGCGAGCAACTCGAACCCCATGAAATTGCATCGGTCATCAAGACGATGGTTAATTCCGGGCTAGAACAGCGCGACATTGGAACGCGTCTAGGGAGGCCACAGTCATGGGTGAGCTACCACTACAAGGTAGCTACGCGTCTAGGGCCCGTGGCGTGGACGGCGTTTAGGGATAACAGCCTTACACTGGAGCAAGCGCTCCACATCGCGGACGTGCCTGAGGATTCTCAGGCAGAAGTAATCTCTACCATCTTGGGCGCTGAGACCCGCACTGAGGCGCGGCAGATAGCTAAGAAGGCGTCGGAGATAGCGGGCGGGCGGCGCAGCTACACCAACAAGGGTCGTCCTACGGCGAAGAACATCGCGCAGTACGTAAGTGACGCATCCTTTGACGCTAAGGCCCCCGCGTCTAGCAATGATGAACGGCTCTTCTACAACGGCGTGGCCGCGGGATTGCGGGTTGCCATCGGCGATACGCAGTTTGGTAATCTACTACCCACAGCAGAATACATTGACACGGATTTCCACGCTAAGGGGCGCGAGAAGGTCCTTAAGCCTGGCAAGCCGGGCAAGGCGCTAGCGCCAGGGGCTGCGCCCAAGAAGCGTGGACGGCCCCCAAAGGCCACGTCAAGCGCGGCAGTGCCCACGGCTCCAAAGAAGCGCGGACGGCCGCCCAAGGCCAAGTTGCTAGAAGCGCCTGCGGACGCAGAGTGACCTAGAAACAGATATCGTGTTGTTCAGCAGCTACGCGAAGCTTGTCCAAAGCGGTTTCGCGTAGCTGCCGCACGCGCTCGCCTGTAATGTCTAGTATTTTGCCAATCTGCTTTAGGGTCTTTGGTGTGGTGTGTATCCCAAAGCACGTCTTGACGATAAACATTTCACGAACACCCATCGGAGAAAGCTCGAGTAACTTGCTTACGCTCTCATGCATGAATGTGTTTGAGGTTGCGTCAGGGGCGCCCGTCTCTGCGGAGATGGCCTCAGTAAGCTCTACGGTGCCAGGAGCGCGTATGCCTTTGGTGATAGCGTGTGCCGGTATGTGAAAGAGTCCTATTCGACGACTCTCCTCTCGCATCTCATGGCGCACCCACCATCCGGCGTAGGTTAGGAACCGTGTTCCGGCATCCGGGTTGAACTTAGAGAGCGCGCGTATAAGTCCTATATTACCGGCAGCAATCAAGTCCTCTAGCACCGTACGGTCGTGCAGGCTGCGTGGGTGTTTTCGCGCTTCAGATATCACGTATCTAAGCGCACCTTGAATTATCTTATCCCGGGCTTCGGGACTTTTAGTCTCATGATGTTGTAAAATCCATTTTCGTTCTTCGGCCGCCGTTAACAGACGGGTACCCTCCACTGCCCTGTAATACATCGAAAGCGATGCCGTCTTGGGCAACCCGTACGGCGTGGGCCGTTTACTTTTAACGACAGTCAATTCTATGCTCCAGAAAAATCTTGAAGTGTTGCTACCGCTGGTCTAGGATCCTGTTCCCACCAAGCGGCGCCTACGGCGTCATACGGAGAAGCTAAGAAATGTCAGAAGCCCTTGCAAAAGCACAGTCCACCCCACTTTCCAAGCAAAGTCAAGAAGATCTAGACGCGCAGATTCTGCTGGCCGCTGAGCAGCTAGAAAATCTAGCACAGACGCTTAGCCCCGCGCTGGCGGAAAAAGTTCTAACCGTCTCTACTCTTACTCGACCCGGTATCGCGGGAATAGAGAGTAAGCAACGCACTTCAGTCCCTTTCGTGCAGGTGCGTCAGCCCAGCTCTAACTCGCAGAGCATGCCCGAAGCCACTAAGATTGGCGAGCTATTCAGCGCCGACGGCATCATCGGACCGCGGTTGGTAATCCTTCCGATTCTTGCGCATGACATTCGTAAGAAGTGGGGGGAAGAGTCCATGGACTGCCAGTCCCTAGACGGCAAAACGGGTACTAAGCACGGCTCTTGTGAGTCGTGCCCCTACGGACGTTATGAGGAGGGCGTGCGCACTCTTTGCAGCAAGGGTACCGCTGTTTACGGGGTCACGGCGGAGCTGGATGCCCTGTACCGCATTGATTTCACCAAGACCAGCGCCAGTGCAGGCAAGAACCTGCTGCGTCTTGCGCGCCCTCCTGCTCTCTGGGCACGCTCGTTCGCGCTCACTACGGAAAAGAAGACGGCCAACAAGGGCACCTACTACGAATTGAAGACCGCGTTGACCGGCGATAAAACACCGGCTGACGTAATGCAGGTCTGCGAGAGCCTTCACGGGTTTTTTAAGGCCGTCTATGAGCGCGCGAAGATTGCGCTAGCGGTGCACGCGGAGCGTCAAGCGGCTCAGACTCCTGGCGGGGTAATCGACGTAAAGCCCAATGCCGACGGTGTGATCGACTTCTCCGAGAACATGTAGCGGGCCAGGGCCTGCGTCACACGACGCAGGCCCTTTGGCTTTTTTAGGTGGCCCTTGGATAAGCTACATCTCCCGCTACTGGCGCACAGCCCGTGGTCTCCGTCAAAAGCGGAGTTAGCAAACACGTGCTCGTTAGCCTTCAAGTACCGCTACATAGATAAGATACGCTCGGGCACCAAGGGGTCTGCGGCTAAGGTCGGAACGACCGTCCACAAGGTGCTGGAGCATGTGCTTGTTGGCGTGACGGTCAACGCCGCGATGGCGTTAGCGTTGGAAGAGTACAAAGACGACCTGACAACGGTAGAGGTGGAGAAAGTTAGGAGCTTTGCTCCTAATATCGAGGCGTTCAAAGCGCGCTTCGATAAGCTCGCGTTACGCCACACCGTCAAGGAAGTTTTTGTGGAAAAATCATGGGCAATCGGCCCTGATTTCAAGGCCATAGACTACTTAGACCCTGCGGCTATGATACGCGGGGTCGTGGACTTGGCTATACTGTTGGACAGCGGGCAGCTGCTCATCATTGACCATAAGAGTGGGCGGCCTTGGGGGATATCTAAGTTCATGACGCAGCTGGATATCTACGCGATATTCGGGTTAGCCCATGTACCAGGACTTACCGCGGTGCAGTGTGGCGTGCACTTCGTAGGCAACGCAGATTTAAAATGGGCCGATGTACGTAAGATTGATTACATCCTAACCGTACTGCAGCCGTGGCTGGTTAATTTGTTGAACGCGCGCACCGCGCGCTTAGATGGATTTGTTGCCACCTTGGGCAAGCACTGCTCCTGGTGTGATTTTAGAGACATTTGTACGGCGAAGGAAACGGGACATGCCGCCGAAAGCGAAGCCGAAACAACGAAACGCTGACGCAAATAAGAGAGAAGTATGGGAGCTTAGGACAAAACTCTGGAATCAGCCGGTCAACGAATTTACAAACTTCTTGACCGCAGTAGGCGCCGATAAGGCGATGGTACATGGCAGCACGGCTATTAAGCTCTGCTGCCCTTTTCATCCGGACTCCAATCCATCTGCGTTCATCAACCTGAGCGGTGGGTTTTTCAAGTGCTATTCCGGCTCTTGCGGTAAATACACAAAGGACCCTCTACAGGTAGTTAAGGCGCTTGACAAGAATACTTACGAACACGCGCTCGAGCTTTACCGCGCGCATTTCGCAGGTACGATTGCCAAACTACGCCGTGAGGACGTAAAGTTACTAGGTGTAGTGGACGACGAACAGCGGCGTATGCGCATGCTGTCAGAGGCGTGCCACATATACGCGTGTAATATATGGCTATCTACCGCCATACCGGAGTCTGCTAAGTCCACGCGAGACTGGCTCAAAGTAACGCGCAGACTTGCGGACATCTCACTTATCTCCGGCGTAGGTATGTTACCGCGCGACGCGGATCTAGAACGTATCTTAGATAGCATCGGGGCAACGCGCGACGATATTCAAGCTATCAAGACGTTCATTGGGGCGTACTTGACGTCTGCGTATATGGACTGCGTAGTCTATACCTACTCCGAATCTCCGGACCGTGTTACGGGATTTAAGTTTCGCCCTCCGGGCGACAAAAAGGATTCGATACGCTTCTTGAAAGTGGAGGAGGGGGATGACTCTCCCCCCGGCGTGTTCGGGCTTTCCATGGGCGGGTATTCGCCGCTGTTGTCGCATGACAAAATCGACGCGTTTACTGTCGTCGAGGGAGAGCATGACCAGCTAGCTCTCTACCAAGAGCAGCTTAAGACGGGCATTGTAGACCACGTCTACATTGCGGCTGGCGGAGGGGGCCACGCAGGCCTGGACTGCATGCACGCTCTCGGGCTCACACGCGGCAGCATCGTCGGAGACGACGACGACGCAGGGCGTGAGTGGGCCGAGGGCTTGATAAAGAAGTCCCCAAAAATAGGGTTTCGTGTATTCAAGTATCCCGCGGTGTTGCGCACCCCTACAGGGGATAAGACCGACCCGGACGACCTGATAAAGCGCTTGGGAGGCGCGGTAGTATTCGCGGAACTCGCAAACACCAAAAACTATGACTACGCACACGAATGGTGTTTCAGCAGGGCTAAAAGCAAGCTAGCGCGGGTTGACGCGGAAGACGTAGTTCGCCAGCTGGACATAGCGTCAGAGTACGGCCAATCGCTTAGAACTGAAGCGGAACAGCGGGCGTATGCCGAGGCCATCGCGCAGGCTTACCCCAAGCTACAAGCAACGGATATTCTACAGAATATCGTGAAGGTGGATGATTCGCCTCTGGCGTTCATTACACGGATCGTGTCAGCTATTAAGCGGCAGTTCACGCCGAGCCACCATGACCGGGAAGAGAATAAGCTCTACCTCTGGGACAACACGTCTCGCGAGCACATAGGCCTTCAGCTCAGTAACGCTCCGCGGGCCCTAAGCCTATTTCAGACGCGCATAGGTGGGATTTATTACAACTGGGTAAAAGACGAAGTCGGCCTGCCTCCGTACTTCCCCGACGTCAACGATCCCGCCACAGGCGCGCAAAGTCTGAAAATTTGTGAGATGCGCGCCGAAGAAGCCTGTGTACAGGCTTTCGCAGTAATCGCGAGTGAAGTTACAGGGCGTTGGTACAACCTGGACCAGGGCATTCACACGGCTACGGTCGAGACCGAGGGTGTAGGGTACGTGGTGACTGGTAACCGCCAGTACAAGCTCATTTACAAAGACATGGACCTCCACAAGATAGAGAGGCTCGCTGCGCCTGTGGACGGCAACAAGGTATTCCTCACCAAGCACCACGCGGGTCTGCTGTACACAGACCCTGAGGCTGGCTGGTTCGAGTATGACTCGATAAAGGCCATGCAGCAGAAGCCCAAGCTGGACCCTCTGCAGGCGTTAGACAAAATAGCGCTGCTGCTTAACGACGTATTCAGTTTCAAATATCCGGACATTGATCCGGTCTACTGCGCGCTAATGACCGTGTACCCGGCTGTGTTCGACTGCATGAACAAGAAGGTGATGACCCACGTGCTGGGAGAGTGGGAGTCGGGCAAGTCATCCTTGATGTGCCTACTCGCAAACAATCAGCAGATTCGAGGCTATCACTTAGTAACGTCGGCCATCACTACCGATAACTACACGCAAGCTGCTCTCTTCCAGCTGTACGGAGAAAAGCGCGTGATTGTTGCGCTGGATGAATTCAACGATAAGGACGACGGATCCAGAGACTCCGTGGCGCGGCAGCAAATACTCATCAGCCTGCGAGGGCTAGCTACTAAGGGGCAGGCTGAGCGCGTTCTAGGGTCCAAGGATAGCGATGGTAAGATGCAGCGCCTTAACATACCGTTCTGGCTGCTGGGTAATACCATATTCAACGATCCTATGGACCTCTCACGCTTCAATCGCATAGAGCTACTAAAGCGTACGGGCAAAGCCAACATAGGCTCTGCGTTATCCAAGTATGGAATTGCCGCGTTCGCCGAGTTGCGACACGCGGTTCTTTACTATGGGTTGCACCACATCCGCCATATCCGTAAGGAATACGACGCGCTGTATCTGATGGGACAGCGCCAGAAGGAATTGACGCTCTCGCGTGCGGTAGAGAACCTTGTGCCTCTAGCCGCTATTTACAACGCATTCGGCGGGGATGGACTTAAATTCATCAACGTATTCCACGGGCAAAAGAAGGAGCTGGACGCAGAGAAGGAAGAGCGGGCTCCGTCTGAGATGCTCTTCAATGCTGTCATCTACAGCCCCCACATAGAAGTTGAGATAGACCAGAAGCCCAACCGGCGGTCACTGGCCAACTTGATATCGCGCGCTGACTGGCGCGATTTAATCAACACATCGGACCGTGGGGTATTCTTCGATAAGCGCACAAACTACCTAGCGGTCGTATGGGCGCAAGCAGCTTCCTGCTTATTATCGGGCACCTATTCTCGAGTAGGCGCACCTAGTTTGCGTACCATGTCTACGCAGTCAAGACGCTACGTGCCATACAGCAACGCTAAGGCCTCAGGGGCAGTCACGCGGTTGAAAGTACACGGCATGACCGGAGATGAGCAGCACGTCTCCTTTTTCGATCTTACGGAGTATGTGCAGAGTGTCGAGCGTGCGCACGAAGAATTACGGCTAGAGGAAGAAGCCGATCGGGTAAAGGCACAAGCCATAATGAAGTCGGGTAGGGCTACTCCCGAGAAGGATCCGCTGGATGGAGCAGGAGTCGATTAACCCCCAAATATTATCTACCAAGGGCGCCCTCTGTGAGGGCTGCCCCCGTATCTCGGAACAGCGCTGTTTACCCGTCACGCAGGCCGCGGCTACGCGCTGTGATGTATTAATCGTAGGAGAGCAACCGGACGAAAGGTCCGCGGTTAATAACCGCGCCTTTTATGGTCATGGGGGCACTGTACTTAGCAAAGCGCTGGAAACGGTAATAGCTAGCGAGCTACGTTTCAAGGGCTTAGACATTCGTAAGACGTACGCGGTGCAGTGTATGTCGGCGGATGACTCCGCCCCTAACAAACAAACGATGGCCCAATGCTCCGTGTATATCGAAGGCCTTATTGCGGCATGGAAGCCTAAGGTAATCGTAGCATTGGGGAGCACCGCACTGCGTCAGCTAGGTTTGAAAGTTCAATTCAATGACGCGCGCGGGAAGCTCTACACACACTTACGCAGCCTGTCGCCCATCCTGGTGAGTTTCAGCGAGAAAGCGCTGATGGCTGCGCCAGGGGTATACGATACATTCAGACGTGACTTGGCGAACGCGTTCACGCGTGCGGTCGATGGAGAGGTAAAGACCAAGAGTCTCGAAGAGCTTACACAGAACTATCGCATACCTTCTACGGTAGACGACGCGCTGGATGTCTGTAAGCTCATCGAGGAGTACACTCGAGAAGGCACCAATACCGCGCCCGATAAGTGGGCTATTTCCGTAGATACTGAGACTACCACGCTACGGCCCGAGAAACAGACGGCTAGAATCATAGCGTTTTGCTTTGCTTGGGACACGGGTAGAGCCACTACCATACTCTACGAGCACCCTAACGCGCCTGAAGCGTACCTCACGCGGTTACCCGAGATACACAACGCAATCCAACGTATATTGGGCGGCCCTAAACCAGCCATCTTTCACAACGCCAAATTCGATCTCAAGTTCATAGAGCTGCGGTATGGTTTCAAGGTAACCAACGTTGCATGGGACACGTTGCTGGGAGAACACCTCCTTGACGAGGACAAGAAGGGAAACTACGGCCTAAAAGCACTCACGGCGACGTTCCTTCCTGCGTACGTAGGTTATGAGGATCGCCTCTACGACATGCTCAAAGCTGAAGAGGGCCTTGCTGAGTCTGATACGGTGGAGAAAGAGATTACGGATATGGAGGAGATCCTCAAAGAGGATCACCCTCAATTCTTAGAAAATCTTCGCGCGTACAAAGAGAGTCTCTCTCTTTACGAAGATACCCTGCCCGCCGAGGTGGCCGCCCTAGCAACGTATCTACAGCAACAGGAGGACTACCAGTTCTGCCGCGACTACTTAAGGGGCAAGGTAGCCGCCTGGGAGGTGCAGGTAGAAGACTGGCCTAAGGGGAAACGCGGTAAGCCCGTCAAGCCCAAGCGTTGGTTAGTTAAGCCCAGCAAACCTCCCCTAAGCAAGAAGCCCACGCGCCCTGAGGACCCCCGTACTAAGAAGGAAAAGCAGATAGCCAAAGACGCGGGCTTCGAGAATGTTCCTCTATACGATCTACAGATATACGGGGCTATTGACGCGGACGTCACCCGTCAAATGACGTTGATTCAGCGCGCGCGAATGCAGCAAGAGGGGTCCCACGTCGCGGGGTTGATGAAAACCCACGCAATACCGGCGTCACGTGTGCTTGGCCGTATGGAGTTCTTCGGTACACGTGTCGATCATGCGTATCTACCGGAGCTGACTGAGGGGCTGCGCAAGGTGGCGGACGCCACCAATACGCAGCTGTACGACATGGCGGGGCGAACTCGCAACGGTAAAGACCTCAATCTAAACAGCTCACAGACGTTGGCTGACGTTCTCTACACATGGGGTTGGACGCACCCAGACGGGGTCATGGTGCGCTACGAAGAGCGCGAAAAGACCAAGAAAGGGCAGCCTTCAACTGCCGAGAAAGTACTGCGCACGTATATCTCGTACGAGGATGTGGAGGGTAAAATACCCACGCACGACGCGCTCTTCGCTGAGCGGTTGATCCTCTGGCGCAAATCAAACAAGGCGCTCAGTACTTTCTTGGCTAACACCAGGGCCCTGTCTAAGCGCGATGGATTCCTGCATACGCAGTTCCATCTGAACGGTACAGGTACGGGTAGGCTAAGCTCGTCTGATATGAACATGCAGAATTTGCCTAAGTTCTTGGCAAATTTCAACATCAAAAAGCTGTTCATCCCGGACAATGATGACTTCGTCATCGTTAACGTAGACTACAAGGGTGCGGAAATTCGAGTATTCACGGCGTACGCTCATGACCACGCCTTGATTGATGCGCTGAATCAGGGGCTGGATATGCACAGCTTCTTTGCGCACAAGGTCTTCAATAGACCGTATGAAATGTATGCGCGGCGTGATGATGAGCAGTTCATACCCGATGCCGCGCTACGTAAACTATTAGACATTGAACGTGCCCGTATCAAACGCGTCGTATTCGGGGTGGCCTACGGCGCAGGTCCGAGTAAGATAGCTGAAACAATCGGCGTAACTGAAGAAGTTGCCCGAGAGCTTATCGAGCTGTTGTACGGCATGTTCCCCGCACTTAAGCAATACGCGATAGACATAGAGCATGAAGTCCTGTCTAAAGGATGGGTGGAGACCCATTTCAAACGGCGTAGGCGATTTCCTTTGGCGAGGATATCCCGCCATAAGGGCCGCGCGGTGCGACAAGCGCGCAATTTCAAAATCCAATCTACAAGCTCCGATATTGTCATTGGACAACTTATAGAGATGGACGAGCCGCTGCGCAACGACTACGGGGGGCGCATGTTACTTACGGTCCATGACAGCCTAGTTATGCAATTCCCTAAGAAGCACCTGACGCAATTGCCTGATTTCGTGCAACACTACGCAAGAGATCAGGTACGCCGAAAATACTCTTGGCTCCCGGTGCCCTTCGAGGTTGATGTTGAAGTAGGCCCTAGTTATGGCGAGTGCCAGGCGTTGCACAAGTACCTTGCTAAACGCGCCTTTACGCCCAAAACGGAGGGCGTTATCGAAGAAGCGGAGCTACTCACAGAGTTGCGGGAAGACGCTTTCGTAGAACCGGTGTTACAGTGACGCAGCCCGCTATGAAAGAATGCCGCCGTTGTAATAATGAGAAATACACCAAAACCGCCGATGAGTTTCTTCAACACCGTGAGCGCAGGAGAGTAGCGTGACTGAGCCCTCTAGTAATTTGTATGAAACCAAAACCTTTGAGAAATTCGGCGGTAAGTACACGCTGTACTTAACTACGGAGTCGCGTAAGCAATGGGTCCCTGTGCAGAAGCTGCCCAACGGCACCATCATTGACACTACCACTACTGATTGGATGAAGAACCTGCCGAAAGACACGCGCCCCTACTCTGATTGGATAGAGACGGAGAACATCTTTTCGGCTACGTATGTTACGTCCGCGCAATACCAGGACGACCGCGACTGCCCCGTAGCGCGCGCCATCGAATTGTTTGGAACCGTCGAGGGGCCCATCATGGGCATCACCCTAGAGCGGAGGGATGACGACGTGCTGCTTCTGGATCCATGTATCGTTCATTTCGAAGATACTAAGGGGATCCTGAGGCTGTTGCCCATACTAAACGTCGCGCGTACGCTGCGACTGCGTATGTCTGCCGTGCGCTCCATACAGGCTCCAGCTGAGTCCTTGGTGGCGATATACCCCGGGTTCGTTATACAGAACAAAATGTTCAAATATCAGCTGAAGCCCCGCGTGGCTGTTACGCAGACTGAACCGCTCACTAACGAGGGCGAAGCCGTAAGCGCGTGAAGACGCTGGTATAAGTGCCTAGAGATACCCCCTGGCCTTCTCAACTAGCGCGATGTACCGTCGCGGTTGGTTTTCGCAAGACGTGACGTAACCGACGTCCGGAACTGACAGCTGTGAAGCACTGCTGTCAGTTACGGAAGTCCGTCACGCCCGGGGATGCGGAATGTCCCTACCGATGGTAGTGACATTGCAGCTAAGCAGGGGGTATCTCGCTAACTCAAGGAGCCGTGCCGTTGTAAGTAAACATGGGGTCCATGGTTACGAACTTGGCGGCCATCCACCCAAATATCTGCGCATGCAGAGCGTCATCTGGCTGGCTATGTGCGTGCCGCCAGACCTTGCGCCCGTTGTTAGTGACTTCTTCGTACTCTGCCAGCAGGTGCTTTATGGGCTGCTGCATCTGGCGTATGTTCGGGAATATCACCCCTTCGCGTATTAGATACATGAAGTAATGGTCGATCATGGTGGTGCGTTCCGCGATGAAGCGGTCGGTTTTGTTCCAGTAGAAGGGACGGCTATTGGAGCCACCGCCTGAACTCGCCACTCCGCGGTACTGCACCTGCATCGCGCGATGGGCGCCTAACCGTTCACGCAAATTAGCGTTGGGTAGGGCACCTTCACCCGCGTCTCCAATGACCAACTGCACCTCGTAGCGGTTACACACTTCACAGATGTGATCTACCACCCCGCCAGAAATTGGGTTAGTTTCTGGGTATATCTTGTAGTACAGCGTTTTTAGGCGGAAGTTATGCATAGTTCCGCCCTGGCAGATACCCCAGATCCACAGGACGGTGCTAGACGCGCCGTTGGCCCCTCCGCCAGACCAGTCTACGCCCGCGACCACACCGCGCAATTCCTGCATGAGCAAGTTGTTGGTGGGGTATTCGCTGATTTCATACGGTAAGCAAAGAGCTTCCAACTGTTCTTTAGAGATCAGGCGCGTACCGACCGCATCGGAGATGCCTATCACTTCGTTCTTGAATTTCGACGTGGGGTATGCGGCGTGTTTTTCCAAGATACGCGCCCAGCGTTTCTGGGCTAAGTCCTGATTGCGTAGGTCCGAGGGCATGGACGCAGGAACGTTCTTGGGGAGAATTACCTGTGGAACATGAAACCCCTTCAGGCGCTTTCCTGTGTAGTTCTTGCTGAAGACGTTGGTGTCTACCCACTGTGCATTTCGTACATCAACGTATTTGCCGCACTTCAAGCAAATAGGCCCCTTCTTACCCAGACAGCGATCATCCACGAAATACTGCGAAGTATTGCAGCCCGTGCATTTTATTACCCATTCGGTTTGAGTACTCCACTGCCAAAGCTGCTCTATGGTATTTTCCATAGACTTAGGCGTCCCGCAGTATGTCTCGTAGCCGAAATCGCTATTAGACATGCACTCGTTCACCACGGGGATGACCGCATCGTATTGAATGTCCTGGACCTCATCGTACGCGACGCGGTCCGCTGATACGCCGCGGACACGGTCAGGGTCGTCACTAGCGTAGGAGAACGCGATTTCACTGCCGTTCGTAAACATCTTTTGAAAGACGCGGCTAGAGAGTTCTTGCGAAACCCAGCGTGAGCGTATTTCAGGCGAGTAGAAAACCGTCTTGCCCACACGTGTCTGGGAGAACTTGGTGGTCTGCTCTTGGCTGGGCGCTATGAACAGGCTCTTCCAGTGGGGCTTAGTGCACGCCTCTGCTATTAGGAAATTTGAGAGTGTAGTGGACTTGGCTACCTGACGCGCCGTCTTGAGTAAAAGACCGTCGTAAGAGCCGTCATAAATAGCTTTGTAAAAGGGGTAGTCTTGTAGTGAGAAAGGGTGCCCGTCTAGGCATATCAACGTTTGTGCCCAATCCGACCGGCGTACTATCAAATCAGGCTTTTCTAAATCCATGAGTTTCACTGGTAGAAGTGAGTACGACTGCTATAGCGTAACAGTATAGCACTCGCGCGTGCAACCTGCAGGAAAAGGGTTCCATAGTGGCAGACAAGAAAGACGTAGTAGATCCGTGGGAGCGCCTCGGAGTGCGGCCCACCTCGATTGGCCAAGTGGGCGGGCTGCTGGATATCGTGTGGGAGATGCCTACAAAGCTGGCTATTTGCCTCGTAGGAGAGACCGGTATCGGCAAAACCCCTGTCGTGCACCAATGGTGCGCGGAGCGCAAGGGGTACATGCGCGTTCTCAACTTCGGACATATGTCCCAAGAAGAGATCTCAATGATTATGTTCGAAGAGGATGGGAGCAGTTTCGACTTCGTTCCTCCTAAGTTCCTGCTCGAGCTCAACGCGCAAGCGGCAGAAAAGGGCCTTGCGGTTCTATTCCTAGATGAGTGGAACCGCGGAGACAAAGCCCTTGTAAACGCGATGTTCACCCTCACCGACGAACGCCGCATTCACAACTTCCACTTGCACCGTAACGTGCTTGTGGTGGCTGCCATGAACCCCAGCGACGGTTCTTACCTCGTCAACGAGGCAGAGAAAGACCACGCTATTCGCAAGCGTCTGAATTTTGTGTACGTGACACATGATCTGGCGGCGTGGTTGGCGTACGTACAGAAGTCGGGGTGGCATTCGCACGTGCCTGCCTTCATAAAGGCCGCGTCTACGTTCTTGTACGACGCGGGCATGCGCGATTCCGGTAAAGCCTTCCCGTGCCCCTCCAATTGGGAGAAGGTGAGTAACGTCCTTCTGGCGGCGGAGCGCGCCCGAATCGACCTGGCTAGCGAGCCAGTACGCACACTGGTCGAAGGGCAGATTGGTAGCGTAGCTGCGGCGAAATTCATGGACTTCGTGGTGGATCAGAATACGCTGATTCAGCCTGTAGAGATCCTAAATGACTACAAGACGCACAGCAATGTACGTAAGCGCGTTGCTGCGTTGTTGAACATGACGATCGATAAGGACACGACCAAATTGATCGAGAAGACCAACAAGACGTCCAATCGAACTGCCATAATTCAAGAGGTCTGCAACGGCGTAGCTCTTGAGCTGTTCTCTACGCGACCAGATGCCGCGAAGGTGGCACCCCAGCTGGCGCTGTTCATAGGGGATCTACCCAATGAAATACTGAGTCTCTTCGTGGGACAACAGTTGCCAGCCCAAAGTGCTGTCGCGGGGGATGAGGGTACGAAGTACATGCACCGCATATCGAGTGCGTTGTCGGGGTACACGCCCTACAAAGAGAAAATGGGGATCATCGTCAACGCGCTGCGCAACTATCGGCAGCAAGCGGGCATTGGCCCCGACGGAGTTACGAAGGCGTAAGCTGTGGAGTAACGGGCCCGTCAGGGGCCCGTTTCTTTTAGCTCTCGAGCTTTGCCAGGTCTTGTGCTAATTGCGCGCTCTTAGCTTCAAAGTGCACCTTAACAGCTGCCATCCGGGCTAACTGTACCCCTACAGGGGTCTCGGTAAGGCTAGGCAGCTTCCCGGTAGCCCAGACCTCCATTACTTCTTTTTTTAGCGGGTGTGTCTGCTGTTTAGACAGCTCGGTGTAGTACTTATCTAGCCGTGCCTGGGCCCAGTGTAACTGGCTGGGTGCTACTAGAAACCCCGCGCGTTTTAACTGTACCGCAGTGTACTCTACGGGCTCGCGGTCATACTCTTGATTTTGGTCTGTGTAGAACAGATGAATCCTGTACGCCTCTTCGTTGGTCCACGCTATGTACTCTACGGGGGCGTCATCTAGGGCTTCGTAATGAGGCACGTCGTTATTAAACGACATGCAGGTCTTCTCGAAGACCAGCGCGTCGTAGTAAAACCTCCCCGTAGTAACTACGCCACGTCCGGCCATTATCTGGTCACGGTTACCTGTAGATACGGCAACACCCGCACGGGACAGCTCTAACCACAGCGTCTCTGGTTCCCACAGAAACCAAGAGTCTCCTAGGAGCGTGTCCATGCTGCGCATGCAAGCGAATGCGCATGTGGCGTCGTCTCTAAGGAGCTCTTTGGCCGCGGCTTTGTTGGGAGATGTTTTCACTCAGTTACTCGCGGTTGTGACCTACGCGGCAAAGCTTATAGCTCGAAATGAGCGCGAGCATCGCTAGCGCCTAAAGAGTACGACCCTCCTTTGAGCCAGGCTGCCAGTCCGGGTACTTGTCCTAACATCTCTCTAAACTTAGACGGGGGCGCCGCTCCTGGTGCTGCTTCTGGTGCTGCTCCGGACGCCGCTGCACGACGTGCACGCTTGGCATCCTCTATACCCTGGTAATGGTCCAGCATCATCCGCTGTTCTTCCGGATGGTCAAAATGCTCGACGTCAGGGCCCATAGCTAGCAGCTCTTCCTTGGACCTAGCGGGGCCGTGTCCTGCAGCCTGCGCCTTACGCGAAGCCGCCATCTCCGCGGCCATGGTAGCGTCGTCCATTACCGGCGGCGATGCTTGCGCGGCCCCGTGCGCTCCACGCAGTTCGGCCATTTGTTCGGGCGTAGGGTGGTCGGGTGACCCAGGAAATATCGCGTGGCTGGGATCGGACGGGCGTGCACTGTGCACCGCCTCTTCTAGCGCGGACGCCGCCGGGGCTGCTGCGGGCGCCGCCGGGGCTGCTGCGGGCGCTGCGTGCACCGCCTCTTCTAGCGCGGACGCCGCCGGGGCTGCTGCGGGCGCCGCCGGGGCTGCTGCGGGCGCTGCGTGCACCGCCTCTTCTAGCGCTGACGCCGCCGGAGCCTGTTGATGTAGGCCCGCTTCCATTGCGGCGGCTCCGGCACTTTCAGCAGGTGCAACCTCGTGTAACGCCGTAGCCGCGGGCGCGAAGTCCATGTGGTGCGATGCCCCTCCCGCTAACCCTCCCAGCGCCGCTCCGGCGGCGCCGCCCATTGCGGCGCCTTCCATGCGGTGACCTTCGCCCCCCATCAGGGCACCCCCGCCTGCGCCTACGGCACCGCCAATTAGCGCGCCCCCGGCAGTGGACTTAAGGGCACCTGGTATAGCAAAGGCGCGCTTTTGTAGTAGTGTTCGGTGTAACGACATGATTCAACCTATCTGCTTTGCTAGAACCATTTTTAAATCTACCGGTAGGGTGTCAAACACCTGCTTAAATTGTGCACTGTCTCCGCTCTGCGCGAGCTCTGCCATCTCGGGCATGTCTACCTGGTGCCAAATATCCGGCGGTAGATTCATTAGCGTTTCGCAGGGTACCTGCATGCCGCCGAGATCGACCATGCAGTTGGCTACCTTAGTCAGCAGCATGTCGGTGTTAAACACAGTCTGCATCGGATCGAGCAGCTTGCGGTCGTAGTGCTTATCCAAGCCCGCAGCGCGGTCTAGGTGGTCGATAGCCCCTGCCAGCTTAGTTAGCTGCTTGCGGTCTGCGCACGTAGCGTCGTCGCGGAGGAGCTCTTTGGCAGCGGCTTTGTTGGAGGAGATTTTCATCACGGTATAGCGTTGTGCATCCGCCAAGCTGCCGATTCCCTCATAGGCGCAGACGCTGTGGGTCCCGGCAATGCGTAGTGTGTTGTAGTTATTTGGGCAGGATTTACTTCATCCGCAACCCAGCGAGGATTGAGTCCTGAGGGCGCACGGCGCTCCATAGCGCGCAGCGCTTTCTGTACGCGACTATTCGCCAGCCCGCGGATATCTGCGGCAGACTTTTGTAGGCTTAGTTGCTCTAGAGCAGCTAATGCTCCTAGGTTATACGCGTGCGACATCTCAGCCTCCCAGCTGCTTACTAAGCACCATCTTCAGATCCATCGGCAGGGTATCAAACACCTGCTTGAACTGATCCGCGTCGCCGCTCTGCGCAAGCTCTGCCATCTCGGGCATATCTACTTGCTGCCAGATCTCAGGCGGTAGATTCATCACCGTCTCACAAGGTACCTGCGTACCTCCAAGATCGAGCATACAGCCTGCTACTTTACTAAGCAGCATGTCCGTATTAAACACAGTTTGCATCGGGTCGAGCAGCTTACGGTCGTAGTGCTTATCCAAGCCCGCAGCGCGGTCTAGGTGGTCGATAGCCCCCGCCAGCTTGGTTAATTGCTTACGGTCCGTGAGTAGCGCAGGCGCCTTTACAAGCCCGTCTGCGAGCTTGTCATACGCAGCGGCGTATTTGGTCTCACCTACAGCTGCCGCACGCGCACCCAGCCACGTATTAAGCATCTGGGTGCTACAGGCCGTCAGCCCCGCCATGCGGTGCGTGAACGGCGTGAGTTCTACGCCCTTGGCACTGCCTTGTTTTACTAGAGCGCCGTAGGCTTCCGCACGCGTCTCTAAGGCGAGCTTAGTGTAATCGCGATTTAGAACTTCCTCAGCCTGTTTTATCTGCGCCCGCGACCCTAGTGGAAGACGCTGCGTGGCTTCAAGTGCGTAGGCCACTTTTTCGCTGAACTCGCCTACGCCTGCAGTCTTCACAGACGCGAATATGTGCGAGTCTACGCCATAAATCTCGCACGCCTTGTCTAGCTTATCGTCCACATGCTTAGGAACCGAAGATCCTAGCTTGCTGCGGTATAAGACACTAGCCACCGTATCAGCTTTCGTGTGCACCGGGAATCGCCGCTCGTCTTCCCAGGCAAAGACCGTTGAAGGCAGCCCCTCAACAGCCAATTTCTGGGTAACGAATGATGCGGTTTTTAACATCTCACGGGCGAGGGGGCGTTCACGAGTTAGCACGTGAAGTTCCGCAAAGGAGGGGTCGCCGTGGTACTGGTCGTTAATATCAGGCATGCGCTAAGTATAGCGCTTTACAAGCTGCGTTGCAGCTAGAAGAGACACGAATGCGCGTAGGTATCGAGAAGCTAAAGCCGGAAGACATGACGCCGGAGAAGATCCAAGAACTCGTAAACACGGGCAGGGACTATGTAGTAGAAGCCTTGACGTTCCTGACTAGCGTTAAGGTAGGAAACTTCTACGCGCGGATAGTCACACTGCTCGATCGAGTACCCGTACCCGGTTACGGGACGATGGGTGTAAGCCTAGTGCGTGGGCGTTACACCATGCTTTATGACCCCATTTTCGCGGCGCTTGTCTCCTATGAGGAGCTCTGCGCGACGCTGGAGCACGAGATACTGCACATAGTTCTCGAGCACATACCGCGGGGCCTCACGCTGTATCGCACAGTTTCGCAGGACGAGGACCTGTACCTCCTGAAGATCACCGCGAATCTCGCCATGGACATGGCCGCTAACGAGCTTCTCAAGGAGGCGTGGCCCTCCGTAGCTGACCCCAAACAACCGCTGGGGTACTGGGTGCTGCACACTAATTTTACGCCACCGCTGCCGCCCAAGATGGCGTACGAGCACTACCAGAAGCTGCTCGTACTACTGCTCCGCGCGCGACTGAAGTCGTCACCTAGCAAGCTCTACCAGATGGCACGGGCCATTCTGCAGAAGCGCGCTGACTTGGTGAAGCAAGCGCTGCAGCAGCAGCAAAAGAAAACCGAGATCGAAGACGCTAACGAACAGGCTCCTTCTGAGCCTCCGTCTAAGGGACCCCCGAAAAAGCAGGGCCAGGGTCAGCCACAGCAGGGCCAGGGTCAGCCACAGCAGGGCCAGGGTCAGCCACAGCAGGGCCAACAGACTGCTAAGAAGGCAGGAAGCGGTGCTGACGCGTTAGACGATGCTCTCGCAGGGCTCAAGGCACCTGCGTCTCCGCAGGCGGGTCAGGGCCAGGGTCAGGGTCAGGGCCAGGGCCAGGGTCAGGGCCAGGGTCAGGGTCAGGGCCAGGGTCAGGGCCAGGGTCAGGGCCAGGGTCAGGGCCAGGGTCAGCCCGGTGCTGGAGGCGGCGGGTTACAACAGGGGCCTGCCCAAAACCAATACGCTGGAATGTCCCCTGACGCGCTAGACGGTGAAATTGCAAAGCTGGACGCCATAGATCAGCAGGTTCTCAAGATGATGCTGGAATCCATGCCGGGGCACCTTGGCTGGGAAGAGGGCGCTACTGGGGACGCGGGGGAGTCGCAAAAGATTGAGGAGCATGGGCGCGCTATCATCAAGGCCGCCGCTGAACAACAGAAAAAGTCGCGGGGCACTATCCCTGGACACATGGCAGAGCTGATCAAGATGATGCTCCTGCCACCTGTGGTGCCGTGGACGCAATTTCTGCACAATATCGTGCAACGTACGCGGCAAACCAAGAATCGGCGCGGCATGTCACGGCCATCGAAGATCATGGCCGCGCTGAAGAAATTCGCTGTAATAGTAGACAAGAAAGAGGGGGAGTCGGACTCCCCTATCACAGGCGTGCGGGCAGCCCGCTATAAGGCGTTGGCGCAGCGGTTAGCCCCCTTTCGGCGCGTACCGCCGTTCCCTGGAATCAAGAAAGACAACAAATACACCATCGTATACGCCATAGACACATCAGGGTCTATGTCTACCGCGGACATGCAAGCAGGTTTGACCGAGTTGCAGCACCTACAGAAGTCGGACTCCGATATCCGTATTTGCGTACTCTACGCGGACACCCGCGTTTGTACGGAGTATTGGGTAGGTGGCAGTGATTCGCTCGACACTAAAATGACTGGGCGTGGGGGCACGGACTTCGAGCACGTGTTTTTGCACGTGCAGTCGTTAATGCGTAAGCAGGACAAATGCCCGGACATCCTAGTTTACTGCACTGACGGTTACGCGCCGCCGCCGGAAACGCGGCTACACATACCGACAGTCTGGTTGATCACTGCTGGCGGGGTCCCTGTCATGCGCGACGCCGGACACATCACACTGCAGATGCGGGACTATCAGCTAGGGGAGAGCTACTGATTCTAAAAGCTCCCCCCAATTCGGTATAAGTGGGTACGTAGCCTGTAGGATAAACTACCTACAGGCTACGTACTTACTTACCTTCTCCACGAGTTTACCTGGCGATCCGCCAAGGAGTTGTAGTGACAGATACGTCGAACAAAGTTTTAGTTGTTAAGGTAGACCGGAGTGCCGCAGGCATTACAGTTCCTTTCGACAAATTGTATTTCTTTCCAAAGGGCCGCGCGACAGACATCCCCAAGATTTTCGGCTACGCGCTGGTGTTTCCTTGTGAGACAACCTTGATGTCCGCAATCGTAAAGCTGCGACCCAAGACCATTAGCGCGTACCGCCACCGACGAGACGACGCTCTGTTAAACCAGCCTATTGATCTAGATGGCCGCAAGACCACCGAAACGGATGTGGCTACGTGGTGGCAGACGCACGTCTTGACGGTTTATAATATGGAGGAGCGGGTTGTAGTCGTTCCCGTACTCACGTCCAAGATTCGCAAGAAGCTCAATCCTCGCTATCTGGCCGCGTCAAAATACTTCGAAGCGGGCACGCCCGTTCGTCGAACGCGCACCCGAAGCAAACGCCCGCTCAAGGTCATTCAGAAAGCCTCGTCCAAACAGGCCATAAGTGAGTTTGCGTACCTGGCCACCCCGTTGGAAGCCCCTAACGACCGCGTCTCGCCTATCTGTAACATTTGCCCGCGCCAGTTACTGCAGTTGCAGGGGCTTTGTACTCCTGGACAGCCCGTCTGTCTTAAGGCTTTGAATTTCAACGATATCGGCACTTCACGTGCGGTAGACGCCGCAGTCCCGGAAGGCGTGGACGAGGGGGACCTCGAGACCGCCCAACAAGCCGACGAACAGGAGGTGGAGTTTTAATGGCTGCCTATAACCAAACCTCCTTGGAGGTTATAGATCTCCCGGATTTCGAAAAGATCCTAGAACCCCTACCCAAGGTGTTCGACGGCATGTCGCTCGCGCACTCGCTGGGCATCCGCAACCGCACCCTTATGCACATGATCGTGAAACGCGAGTCTATGTATAAGGTGCACTCGATCCCAAAGAAATCGGGGGGACGCCGCACCATCCATGCGCCTGAGCGCATGCTCAAGTTTGTACAAACGCGTGTATTGAAGCGGTATCTAACGCCTCTCACTTACCCGGACCACGTTGCCGCGTATGTGCAGGGCCGCACTACTCGGGACAGCGCGCTAGTCCACGCGGGGAAGCCCATCCTCATCGTGTTGGATTTGAAAGATTTCTTTTCTAGTACGCGCCGCTCCTGGGTGCGGCGTGCCATTCAAGACGAGTTCGGATACGCGCACCGCGTAGCTAGCCTGTTGTCGGACCTGATGACAGTGCCCATGACCTTCCCCTACGGGAAGCGCTTTGTGGTGCCGCAGGGGGCGCCCACGTCAGGTGCTATCTGCAACTGGGTGGCACACCACCGCATAGATAAGCAGGTGCTAGACCTCTGCTCGCGCTGGGGCATGGCGTACACGCGCTACGCGGACGATTTGGCGTTTTCTAGTCACGAGCGCCTCGATCGTAAGAAGACCAACAACTTCATCAAAGCGATCGTGAAAATAATCCGAGCCGCGGGTTACCAGATAAACAAGAAGAAATTGCGCGTGGCAAGGTCAGGGAGGCAGCAACGGCTTCTTGGCATGACTATTAATGAGAAGCCGAATGTCATGCGGTTGCAGTTCCGTAAGATGCGCGCGCGTATTCACCACTGCCATCACGAAGGTTTCGCGGCCGTGGCGGCAACCATGGGTATGGACTCCGCGGATAAGTTGAAGTCTCAAATTGAAGGGCAGATCTCCTACTACCATATGATCAGTCCTGTCAAATCAGCGCAGCTAAATGCCCAGTATCTAGCCGCATGTAGCGCGCGTAACGAAGCCCCTATTCAGAACAAACGTGCCTGCGCCAACCCCGCTGAACTCAGCGCTGCGGAATAGTAATGACACGGTATTACAGTATTTGCCAAATGACACCCTCGCTCGTGAGCGGCCTTACGTCACGTAGCCGTAAGGCCGCCACTTACTTGCGGATATACCCCCGCGCGCCGTCTGGTTTCATTTTTCACGACACCGACGCGGCAATAGACATCGCGGATATACGCCACGCACTGCACCGGCTTGCCAACCTACACGAGGTTGGTGAGGAGGACGCGCCCGCTAAAGCCAATCAGGCGTTAGCTTTGAGGGTAGACGCCAATACTCTCGTGGCTAGCTTCTCCATGTCCGCGTTACCGACGCCAACGCTAGTCGCAACGCATGGAGGCCGCCTACACACAGGTCAAAATACGCGGGAGTGGTTGGGGACACAATCGCTGACGGGCTGGTTCGTAGAATCAGTACAGGACCCATCAGTAGCGGCGACCCCCTTTGTACCTAACGCGTTTTACGATGAGTGTACTCGGTTAGAGCGCTTAACAGGCCACTGTCCTTGCGCATTGCTTACAACGAAAGAATGCCAAGCTACATGGGTCGCGCCGCGGATACCTGAACCATTCAGGGCCGTGGGCCTTTTGTCGCGCGATTTCCCGGTAGACTACACAATGTTACGCAAGGTCGCGTACGTTACACTTCCTGGAGAGTGGAAACGCACCTCTCCTAAAACTACGGCCACCTACGATTTCACGGAAAGCATACGCCCGTGGGATTATCAGACTTTTGTAAACATAGAGGCGCGGCAAGAGCTGATCAGTGCTAGAGCCAAGACGCGCCACGCCAGGGTACGTCATGTTGCAACTAAGTGTAACAGTTGCGAACTAGCGACGCGGTATCGTGGCGCAATGGCTGCCAGTGATTGCGGACTTCTACGTGATTGCACGGCACCTAGTACCCCAGAGATGGTACAGCGTGTATTAGACGACTGGCTAGATACTTCAAGTTACTTAAGTATGCCCGGGTTTACTGACGCACAGCGTGATTACCTAATACGGCTGGGAGGTACGACTGTCCTGGCTAAAACCTTCAGTCCTGCGCGACGTGTGAAAAACCTGCACGCTGGGTTTATGCGGACCGGGTATTACACAGCGGGGTCCTGGGTATATCAGCTGGTTTCTGCGGGCAACAACCTAAGCCGATATCTGCAATATAACTCTTACAAAGAACTACAAGAAGTTCTTCCGGAACTACCCGACAGCCCGGAAGTAGGCCCGGTGGACCGTAGGGTACTCTACGTACTCGCCGCATTCGGCAATAAACCGACACTACGTAGAAGCGGATCCCCCACATACCATCTGCGTTCCATACAGGCTACCTTCCGCGGCGATGGTTCCGCCCATGTGCATGTCGACGGGGCTAACTCTCGCTACGTGGCCTGCAAAGATTCGTGTGACAGTGGCGGCTTTCTTAAAGACCACGTCCGAATAAACTCCGACTTAACTGCCCCTAAAATAGCGCAAATCTACAGTCGACTACCTATACCCGCTCTTGCCGCGGCGGATACCAAGGTTCGGCTACCGGTTATACTTAGCTAGTAGGGGGTACATAGTCGGGACATACGACACGGAGACTTGCTAGGGCTGCGTCACGCGTAGCCCTAGCAGTGTCTACCGTAGCTTGTAGCGCCGCGGTACGCGCAGTACACGCGTTGTATTGCGTGACTAGCGTTGTGCGCTGACTAGTCAGTGACGCAACACGCGCCTGTAGAATGGACACTGCCGTACTTACGCTGCCCGATAATAGTATGGATATACCGCTATTGGTTGAACTAAATGCCGCGAGCTGGGCCTCCTCTGCACGTAGTTGCGCTTCAATAGCGTCAATAGCAGTTCCTCCCGACACAGTGTTCAAGGCCCGAATGGTGTTCACTGCACCAGATATGACGGGCTGTACGCTGTTTAAGGTACTGCTGTAGGTGCTGAGCTGCGCCTGGACTAGCGTGTACCTGTCCAGGTCAGGTGTAGCGTCATTCAAGCGTAAGAGGGTATTATCTATGTCTTTCTTTAGGTTATTACAGCTTAACACCTCAGCATTTCGCGCTGTCTCTGCATCCGTAACCGCGGCTCTGGTGGTTAAATAGGCGTCCGTAAGGGCCGTCTTGGTACTGGCGTCGGCTGTGGGGTATACAATCGTCTCGTTGTCTACACCGGTCTCGAACTCCGTTAGGAATGTGTCTACGTTACCCACTAGGGTATTTATACGAGAACTGAGTTCTTTCCAGGCGGTGTTGGCGGTTTCAATATCCGGGTATTGCAGCAGCACCGACCGGGACCTCCACCGACTACCCCCGGTGCCAATCACCGCGTCGCGGTCGGTGTTAGCCTCGACGGTATCCGCAATCTCCACCACGCGGAGTAGGGTGTCATCTCGAGGATCCGCCGAGGTCTCTATTTGCAACAGAAAGATAGCTACATCAGGCAGCGTGCCCTTGACGTCGCACGTTGCGACTATCTCGTATTTGTTGGTACCGTCTACAGTGATCGTAGAGCGGTCCATGCGCACTATTGTACCCGGCATTTATCAACTCTCCGCAGTGTAGTATTCGGCGCCCGGATACGTAGCTGAGATCGCGGCCCACTCAGTAGCTAGTATCTTGAGGCGATTGCGTGTGATGATCTCAAAGCCAGTGGCGCCCCGTACCGTGTCGTACGTTTTCTCTACTGCAGACGCGCGGTACACGCGCAACCCCTGGGTTTGCGAGGTGGCCCGGCTGGCAGGGTAGGATTCCATGTCATAGACGGACGCTACGTTCAAGAAGACGTTATGCTCCGTGTCATACACGAATACGTCCGCCGTGATATTTATCGCCTCTATGACTGTGAACTTTACGCGGTACTGGTTCTCGGCAGGCAGCGTACGCTCTACGTAGGTCTTTATACTTACAGTCATATCGACGGCACCGCTGTGTAGTTTTCGTTGATAAGGGCAGCCCCGGCGCTCTCGGTACTCAGCGCATCTAGCTCTGCTTTGGTAGCTGCTACGAAATTTTCCGCACCCACTGCATCAGGAAAATAAGCGTTAAACCGCTGATCGCGAACGAGGATGGGCCCTGCAGGGGATCCATTGCGGTGGGTCACGCCGTCGGTGTTGTTTATACTCCTGGCGGGTATTGACCAATTTACAGCTGCCAAGAACCCCGGAAAGGGAGGTGTAACCGTCAAGCGTGTAGCACTTAGCACGCCCGTTATGATGAATGAGTACGGGTTCGTACCGGGGTATTCAATGGAAGTCCACTGTTCCGGTTCTAGGACGCTAAGCTGCAGTACGTCGCCTGGCAGTACGCCCGCCACCAAGAAGTTGCCCGTCGCGGCTTCAAAGGTGTCTAAGGGGACGGCCGCGATTCCCGTGAAGTCAGCCAA